CGGCAGCCCCGAGGGCGGCTTCTGCACCAGCTGCTCCAGTGCCGAGCGCCAATACTCCGCCGGGGCCGGATAGGTGATCCGCTCACGGGTCACCGTGCCGCTGCCGATCAGCGCCTCCAGCTCCACCAGCAGCCGCACCGTCTTGCGCCCCTGTAGGCGTTTGCCGGGCTGGGCGAACAGCCCCAGGTATTCCAGCAGCGGCGCGGCTAGGCGGTGGTCAATGGCCAGCGCCGCCGCCAACGCCCGGCGCACATCGCCCTCCTCGGCGAACTCCACCAGCGCGCGCACGCTGCCACACTCCGGGCAGGTGCCCAGCGCGCCGCGCCCGCGCACCTGGCTCACGGCGCCACCTCGGCAGGGAGCGGCGGCAAGCGCATCCAGTGCGTGGCGCGTATCTCCATGCGCAACGTGGTATCGGTGTAATAGAACTTCCCATCCGCATCGATGTGCCCCAGGTCCATGCACGGTTCGCCATACTCAAACAGCTGAAAGCAGACCAGCACGTCCTCACCCATCTTCGGCAGCGCCCTCCCCACCTCGACCCAACTCGGCGCCAGCGCCACCAGGCGCTCGGCGTCCTCCGCCGTCGCCCGCCCTGTGGCGCAGCGCTGAATGATCTGCCCCAAGCTCAACATGGCTTCATCCTCCTGGAGCGCGGATAACAGTGGTGTCTCAGCTTCTCGATCCAGCGCTGGCCGTGCAGTTCGGCGGCACGCGGCAGCAGCGCCTCCGTGCGCTGCTCAAAGCTGCGGAACACATCCTCGTGCATCGCCTGGGCTTGGCGCGGCAGCAGGGGGGAGTGCCCCCGCTCCAGGTCGATCTGCGCGACCGCCTCGATGATCTCCTCGGGCATCAGCACGAAGGTCTCGAAGCGCACCCCGTAGGTGTGAAACAGATCCCGCTCGATGAACACCGCACCCCAGTAATCGAGGTACTCGTCAGTCAACACACGCCGTCCCATCTCACACCTCCGTCGAACGCTTGAGGCCCATCAACTGTTGGCCAACTGCCGCCACAAACTCGGCGGTCACCGCGTGGCCCTTGCGCGCGCTGGTCTCCAGCACGTTGCGTAGCAGCTTTTTGAGCACTCGGGTGTTGCCCGCGCTCATGGCGTAGAACGCCTCCAGCACCTCCGAGGCGGGCGGCTCGCGCCCGGCGAAGGCCCCCTGTACCAGTTGGTCGGCATCCTCCTCCTTGAGCTTCTTCATCAGCGTCGGCCAGAAGCCCACGCGGCTGGAGATCTGCCCGTGCCGCCCCAGCGGATCCTTCACAATGGGCTCTAGCTTCTCCGTGCCCGCCAACACCAGCCCGACCCCGGCCAGGTCTGAGAGCCTGCGCGCATACTCCAGCGCCGTATCGGCCAGGTGGTCCGCCTCGTCGATGATCAGCAGCCGGTCAGAACCGCGCAGGCTCTTGATGAGGGCATAGAGCATCTCCTCGCGGCTGCCGTAGCTGCTGCCCCGGCTCTTGTTCACCGTCGCCCCGGTCAGCACCACCAGCTCGCGCAACAGGATGTTGGCCGTCATGCCGGGGAACGCCTCCACCAGCAGCGCCGAGCCGTGCGCGTCGCGGTAGCGGCGCAGCGCCGCCGTCTTGCCCACGCCGACCCACCCCACCACGATGCCGATATCCGCGTTGCGGTGCGCCTGGGCACAGATGTACTGCACCGTGCGCGCCACGCTAGTCTCCACCCAGGGCACGTGCACCCCGTCGGCGCGCTGCGCCTCTCGCTGGATGTAGTCGCTCATCGCCTCGAGGTGCGCGGTGGGCGAGCTGGGGTACTTGCCCCCCAGCACCTGACTACAGGTGGTCGCCTTGATCCCCGCCGCCCGGCTCAGCTTCGCCTGGCTGCGCGTGCCGTTCCCGGCGTTCATCCACTCGATGATGCTCACCACCAGACGGCGGTCACTCTCGGTGTAGGTGGCCCCGTACTCTCTCGGGGCGGTCAGGTTGGTCGTGCTATCGCTCATGCTCTATACTCCTGGCTCACGTTGTGTGATTGCGTGAATGACGGGGGTCACACCCCGTCGCCCCCCAAGGGGCCGAGTGCCAGCTCGGCCCCTTTTTCATGCTCGTCGAATTCATCCGGCCCCAGGGCCAGCGCGTAGGTGTCGGCCAGCTCGCCCAAGTCCAGGTCGCCCACCAGGTCGAACCCCGCCCCGCTCAGCTCGGCCCCCAGCGCCGCGCCCGGCTCCCCCTGGAGTGCCTCCACCGCCTGGAGTCGGTCAGCGTGCGTCGTCTCCAGCCCTGCCTGGGCGCGCTTCTCTTCGAGGTGCTTTTGCAGGCGCTTCTGCTGCCCTTCGAGGCGGGTCTGTTCCATGTCCGCAATCACGGACTCGGGCAGCGCATCGTGGCGCTCCACCTGCATGGCAAAGCAGACAAAGCGCTGGTGAGTGTCGAACACCCACACCTTGTCCCACGAGAAGAGGTCGTACTCGATGTGCACGCTGGTCTTCTCGTAGGCGCTCAGCTCCGCCGCCTGGAAGGTGCGCCCGCGCAGCTTCACTCGGCTATGGCTCACCTTGCGCACCTCCTGGATGCGCAGCAGCGCCTCGGCGGGCAGCTCCAGCGGCACGCGCTGGAGCTGCGCCTCCCACACCTCGATAGGCGCACGCCCACCGAGGCTCGCCTGGGGTGCCCGGTTATAGGCGTCGATGTAGCGGCCCACCCGCTCCAGCGTCTCCTCGAAGGTGGGCAGCACCAGGTCGCCGCGCTTGATCCGCTCCTGCATCCGGCGCAGGCCGTCATCGGTGCGGTCGTGCCCGCAGTAGGTGTTAAAGCTCTTACCCAGCCGCGCCTCGAAGTGCTTGAAGAACCCCTCCACCAGCCCCTTGCCGCGGGCATTACCCGGCAGGGCAAAGACCGGACGGATGGATAGCCGGGCCAAAAAGCCGGTGCTCTCGTCGGTCATCATGCGGTTCTTGAACCCTGAGCCTGGGTCGACATGGATCGCCGCCGGGACGTGGTCCGCATTGGCCAGGGCGCGGCTCAGGCTCAGCAGCGTGTTGAGCCCAGACTCCGCCTGCCACAGGTACCAGCCGGGGATGTAGTGCGAGCGCCAGTCGATCCACGGCGTGAACTCAGGGCGGAACACATTGCCGCTGCGCGGATGGGCGCAGTACCAGTCACAGGTGTGGCCGTCGCCCTCGTACATGAACCCGACGGGGATCTTGGAGTAGTCCCGCATCACATACGGGCGGGTGTTCTGGTCGTGGTGGTGCTGACCCATGCGATACCTCGAATAGCGGCCCATCGACTCGGGCAGGGTGTTCAAAAAGGCGCGCACCCGTTGGTTGGTGGCGCTCTCGTAGCCGTCTTCTCTTAGCCAAAAGCCGATGCTCCCAGCGTCCGGCTTGGACGGCGTGAGCCACATCGCCAGGGCGTACTGCTCCCAGCCGTACCACTCGCGCTTGCGCCCGGTGTGGTTGTCCGCCAACCCCTCGGCCCCGCGCCGCGCGTAGTCCGCACACCAGCGCAGCAGCGAGGCGCGCGACGGGCGGGCATTGCGGCTGTTCTTGCGTGCCAGCGCCTCGGCGGCCTGGTGGATGGCCGGGATCTCGCCCGCCCAGTGCTCCAGCAGCCAGCTCACGGCGGCGTTGTTGCTCATCGCCTTGAGCGTGGCCAGCGCTTCCACCCGCTTCACCAGCACCTCGCGGTGCGCCGCGCGCACCCGGTTGCCCTTGGGCAGGCTCTCCAGCTTCGGGCGCTGCTGCTCGGCAAACTGCGCCGCCAGCCACTTGCGCGCCTCGCGGGGCAGATCCAGCTCGGTGCCCAGGTGGGGCATCGGCAGCATGTGGGTCGGGTTGAGGGCGCTCTGGCTCATCTCAGCGCACCTGATGGGTAAACAGCAGCCACTTCTCTTGCGCCTCGGCCTGCTCGTCCTGGGTCAGCAGCGGCTGATGGGTCGGCTCCGGGCGGTGGCGCGCCTCGGTCTCGTCGAGGATGCGCTGGCGCACCCCCAGCGCGCGCCCGATGAGGCTCTCCAGCGCCACCATCAGCGGCCCGGTGGCGGCGCGCATCTGGTCGTCGAACTCGCTCGGTTCGTCGCTCAGGTGCTGCCCCTGCATCAGCTCACTAAAGGCCGTATCCAGGCGCGTGAGCAGCTCCTCACTCGCCAGCCCCACGGCGGCGGACTCGGTGCGCGCCCGGCGCACCTCCAGCGGCAGGGTGCCGCCGTCCCAGCGCCGGGGCGGCTCGCGCTTGGTCAGCGCCTCCTGCGCCTTGGCCAGCTCGCTGGCGTAGTGGTCGAGCTGCTTCTCCTTCTGCTTAATCACCGTCATCGCCTTGCGGAACTGGGCCAATGGCAGCTCGATCAGCTCATCCAGCTCCTCGGTGTTGACCATCCGCTCGATGCTCTCCGGCGTGAGCGAGGCGAGGGCCGGTTGCTTGCTGGGGGGAAGTTGTCCGATCGATCGGACAACTCCCTCGGGCAGGCTCCCGTACATGCGCGCCACCTGCATATCCTCATAGACACGTTGGCGCTTCAGGCCCTGGTCTTGGATCCAGCCCGTAAAGGAGTTGGCGGGCAGCTCCTTCTGTTTGAGCAGGTAGGCGATCCCACGGCCCACCATGCGCAGGGCCGCGTCGTCGTTGGCGCGGTTCACCCAGGCATCCAGCTCCGCCCCGGCCAGGGGCTGGCCGTCGCGCATCGGCAGGTAGGCCTCCAGGGGCTTCTCGTCACCGGCGCTCAGCTCGCCCCCCTCGCTCACCAACAGCGCGTGGCGCAGGGCGCGCTCGGCCAGGGAGAGCAGCGGGTCGTCATCGGTCGGCACCGCAGGCAGCGCCGCCTCGGTGGTGGGGGGCTCGATAACCTCGGCGTCGGTGACCGGCTCAGGGGGAGTGACGGGCTTCTTTCTGGGGGGCATGTCAGTGCACCTGGTCTGGGGTGGGTGTGATCGGGACCAGGCACGCCTGGTTGGCGATGCGCACCTGGTTGCTCAGCAGGCCTAGGGCGATCCACATCGTGGGGTCGAGACGCATGGGGCTATCCATGGTGCGCTGGGTGGTGCCCGTGGTTGTGGCTCTATGGGCAGGGTGGTCGCCCTCATTGATGTTGAACGAGGCCAACCAGCCGATGTTGTGCGTCTGGCACACCGCGTTTACCTGGCGCAGCAGCGGTTCGAGCACCTCGTCATAGACCTGCTCTTTGGTCAGCGGCAGTCCGGTCTCTGCACCTTCATGCGTGGCTTCACTCATCTCTATCACTCCTACTGTGCAAATTGGCGGGGAACCGCCTCGGTGCTAGGCTGTGGGTTACCAAGCTCACACCAGACCGAGGGGTCCCCCATGAAACGTTGGTTGTTAAAAATGCAAGCCTGGGTCGGCGCACAGGCGTGGTGGATGACCCTGCTGGGTCTCGCCATCGCCGTGGCTCAGGCCATTGCCCAATGGGGAGAGCTCTTCGTGTTTGAATTCGGCATCGTCCAATGGTTGGTACTCGCCTTTGCTGTGGGTATCGTCTGGCTCAAAGAGCTGCAAACCCGTGAGTTGATCGCGATGAACAAACAGCTCACCACGCACCTGCTCGACTGCCACCGCGAGGGGCTCGAGCGCGTCATCGCCGATATGGGCTCGGGCAAGGTCGCGGACCCCCTGCCCACCTACGCCCACCTCCAGCGCTACCTCGACAAGCTCAGCGAGCTGCGCGGTGACGACAACGCCGCCTCCGATGAGCTGCTCGCCGGGCTGCACGAGCTGGTCAAGCGCAACCTGCGCCACCCCTGAGCGCTCACGAGCGCCAGCTCCAGTGGTCCATTGCCAGCGCCACCGCCTCGGCGCGGCTGTCGGCGCTGCCCACCGGGGCAAAGGCCCCGTCCCGCACCCACCAGTAGCTCCCCCCTCGCCAGGCCGAGCAGGCCCAAATGCGGTAGCCGCTCTCCCGGTGGCGCCACGCCTCGATGTCGCGTGAGGGCGGCGAGGGGATGGGCTCCCAGTCGGGGCCAGGTGGTGGGCGCTGATACATCTCATCCCAGTTCGCGCAGCTGCTCGGCGAGCGCGTGGTGGCGTCCCAGCAGGTTCTTGATGCTGGTGCTTGCCCGCTTGCAGTCTGGTGTCGGCATGTTCACCGCAACGGTGTAGTGCCTGAGCAGACTGATGTTGCAGTTGATGATCGCCTGCTCGGTTTCGAGCTGCGCGCGCCGCTCCTTCATCGTCATGCGGCTGCGTGCCAGCGCATAAGTCCGCTCGATGAGATCCTGTGATTGCGTGTCCATCGTGGCTCCTACTTCTTCTCTACTTCCAAACCGGCCATGAGCGTGCCGCTGAAGCACCCTCCCTTACGGCCCTTGCGTGTGCGCCATCCGCTCGCGCACTTGTCGATGTCGCTGCCGTTGCCGCCACGCTCGCACTCTGAACAGTCGACATAGAGCCGCCCCTTGTCGTCGCGGTTGCTGAACTTCGCCTTTTTCATGGTTACCTCTCGTTAACGCTGCGTGATGCAGCCTTTAATCACCCTTCGAGCTTGCGTCGAAGGGCGTTGATATCCCGGCCCAGGCGACCCTGGGCCACCAGCTTCTGCCCCAGCTCAAGGGCCACTCCATCGCGCGCATCCACCAACTCGAAGCCGAGCGCCTGTACCAGCGCCAGCAGCGGCAGGTGGCTCTCCAGCGCCTGGCAGAAGGCGGGCAGGTAGCGCATCGGGAACTCGTGGTACTCCTTGCTGGCCGCTGTCCAGGCGTTGAGCTGGCGCAGGGTGATCGGCTTCTCCAGCTCGGGCAGGGCGAGGTTCATCCGCTCCACTACCCGCTCCCGGCTCAGGCCCCGGCGCTTGCCCTCGCGGATCGCATGGTTCAGCGCCCCGAGCAGCTCGAAGTGGATGTCCAGGTCCGGCGCCGCCTCGGGCGGCTCGGCCAGTTGCTGGAACAGATCGAGCTGATCGCTGGTAGTTTTTGCCTTGCGTCTGGCCACTGACCTCAGGCCTCCATCCGCCCTAGACTGCTCACCACGCAATCACACACAGGAGCGTTGTCATGGGAATCGAGTACATCTGTAGCGGCTGCACCCACCTCTTCGAGACGGACCTGGCGCAGCCCGAGCAGTGGCCACTGTTGCGCGATAAGCGCCAGCATCGGCGCTGCCCACGCTGCGGCAGCTTTGCGGTGCCTGAGCAGCTGTGGCGCCAACACAGCGGCTTCGACGAGGCGCTCTTCTTCATGTTCGCCGGGTGCGAAAACGCCTACGCATGCCACATCGAGGAGCTGCTCGATGCGCGGTGCGAAGAGGGGCAAGCCATGTCGAAGTGCTTTCATCTCATTCGCCTACAGAACGAAGCATTGCAGGGGCAAGTGGCTCGCCTTGAAACAGCACTTGGTCACCTGATTGAGTTAGCGTTACCAGTTCCCCAGCCACAAAAGCCGGATGGGCGTAACGCTGACCATTGAGAACCACATGGCCATCTCTGCATCTGCGCGCGTGTACGGCCAGACCTGGGCGATGCCTGCGAGCGTGAACACGCTCGAGCATGGCCAGCACCAAGCGATCACCTTCTGCCCCTGGGCGTATCCCATACGCACAACGGGCCACCGTCAGCAGAGCGCGGTTGTGTCGCATGGCATCGGCTAGGTGCAGGAACAGCGCGGGAGGAAACATCACACCACCTCCACTTTGAGCGCCTGCTGGCACAGCCAGAGCACGGAACCACGCACGGTGTAGTCGGTGCGGTCGCTCTCCATGTAGAGCCCATAACCGGGCGGTACGAGCGTGGCCAGGGCGTTGTTCTTCACCGCTATGGCGGAGCGCAGGTGGTTCACCTCGTCACTGAGGCGTGCCAGCTCGCGCCGGAGTGCGGCGTTCTCCATCAGGGCGTCGGAGAGGCTGGCCTGCTGAAGGTCTTGGGTATCCATCAGGCGACCCTCCGCACCGCGCCACGGCGACGGCCGTGGCCACGATGGGCATAGGCGCCGGGCCAGAGACGATTGAGGGGGATGCCGGTTTTGGCGGCAATAAAGGTGGCGATGTTGTAGGATTTGGCCTGGGAGCGGACCACCTGGGTCACGGCACTGCGCTGGACCTTCAGGTGGTCGGCCACCTTGGAGGGTGGCCAGTCGGCCTTCACCATCGCGGCGTAGATATCGGCATGGTGCAAGGGTGTGTTCCTCTGGTTGTGGCGGTCTTGCAGGACCGCCTTTTTAAGGTGCAGGATGCTGAACTAATTAAGGCGTGGTGTGAGTATGGTGAAGCATGCTTCACCTGTCAAGGCGTATGAGTGAAGAAAACATCGCTTCGAGATTGAAATCAGAAAGAGTGAGGCTCGACCTCACCCAGACTGATACGGCCACCATTTGCGGCGCATCTAAGAGAAGCGTCATTGAATGGGAAAAGAAGACGCCTATCCCTTCTGACAAGCTCGCCAGACTTGCAGGTGCAGGATTCGACACTCACTACATCCTCACGGGTGAAATCTCTACTAATGGAGTGAGGGAAGAGGGCAGCAGCCCATACGCCTACACGGCACGGGCCATAGAGAGCCCCATGGTCGACTTCACCGCCTCAGAGCCTGGCCCTGTCTCAGTGACCATTCAGCGGGGCGGCTATCTGGAGGCGCCCTACTACGACGTGGAGGCGAGTGCCGGTGGCGGCGCCCTGGTGGGCGAGGAGAACCTGCACGGCCACCTCGCCTTTCGTGCCGAGTGGGTGCGGGAGATGGGGCTCGACATGGCCCGCTGCGCGGCCCTGAGCGTGCGCGGTGACTCCATGGAGCCGACCCTCGCCGACGGCGACACCATCCTGGTGGACCTCTCCCAGCGCGACGGCGCCGACGGCATCTTCTGCCTGCGGGTGGGTGACACCCTGCTGGTCAAGCGCGTCCAGCACCGGCTGGATGGCTCGCTCTCGGTGATCTCGGATAACCCCGCCTACTCCCCCGAGCTGCTCCACCCCGGCGAGCAGAGCGCCTTCGAGGTGCTCGGCGCGGTGGTGTGGGCAGGCAAGACGCTCCGCCGTGGGCGAGGTTGATTTACGTAATGGAAAGGAGAACCGGGATGTTGAGAGCAATAGGGATAGTGGGGGGCGTGCTACTGCTCGCCGTGGCGCAGGCCACGGAGTACCGCACGACGGTACACGGCGATGTGACGATCGAGATGCCGGTCACCGAGTACGTACCGGCCCCCATCGATAAAACAGAACTCGTGGCGATGGTGAGCCGGTTGAGGGAGCTCTATGCAGCAGCGATGGGGGTTAGGGGACAGTACCCATACCCGCAGAGCGTTGAAGGCATTCGTGCCTGTGTCACCAAGTATGGGTACGTGCGCGATGAGGCTCGGAGCATTCGAGAGCAGGCGCTGAAGATCGCGCGGGTGGGTTATAGAGTGAAGCTCTCGATGGCCGCCGGTGACTTGTTCGCTTGCGCCTATTGTGGCGGCAGCGGCAAGAGCTGCCCTGAAGTACTCCCGGCGCTAGACGCCGTCGAGGCCATGCTCGCAGAGGAGCCATAGCCATGCTAGCCAAGGATGTGCTGAGATTTTACGGCTGGTTATTCTCTTCGTTCTGGAAAGCTATCCGCCCGCCTGAGGGGCAACCAAAGAGTAGGAAAAGGGGCTGGCGTAGGCGGTAGCCTGCTTTTTCACCTTGAGCGCCTACGCGCCCCACCAAGGGCCTCGCACACCTCGGGTGCTGCGATGACCCGCAAAAAAATCATTAAACATTCTCAGGGCGTTTTAAACGGGTTTTAAACACGGTCTGCTTTGGCGTCGAGGGGTCACTACCCCTCATCGCCACGGATGATCGCCCTGAGCCCCTCTAGGCGGGTTCTTACCCGGTCGGCCTCTGCCGGGTCTACGGCCTCTTTATCGCGCTGGTCGCGCGTCATCTGTCGGGCCTTCTCCCAGCCGCGCAGCCAGGCGGCCCGCTTGTCGTCCCGGCGGTAGGGGCAGGTGTCACGCGCCACCCCGCGTAGGGCGTCGCGCGTGGCCTCCTCCTCGATGTCGGCTAGGGTGAGGGGCATGGCTGTCAGAAGGTGGTGGGCTGCGCCACACCACGGATGGTCCACATGAACCCTTGCTGGAGGTTGGTCTTGCCCAGCGCGATAGCACGCTTGTCGAGCCCCTGCATAGCTTCGAGCTTGGCGATAAAGGCGCCGCACTGTTCGGCCAGGGCCTTACCCTCGTTCATCAAGTCGATCTCCTCTTGGTTGAGATCGCGATAGCCTTTGATTTGCTGATGTTGGTCTTTCAAGTTGGTGCTCCTATGAGTGCCTGGTTATGGATACTGGGTGTTATATGCCTAGCTCACACAGTCGCCCAATCGGCAGTCCAGTAGCAGCTTCCATTTCGGCATCGGTAAATCCAAGTGCCCGTCCCACATCCCACTGACTGGGTTCCGTATCGGATTCCTCGTCATACCACTCGTCTACCAGGTTGTCCCAATGCGGGTCATCGTGATCTACCGCGCGAAAAAAGATTTTTATTGCATCATCACGGCATATAACATGCCGTTCAACCGGACGCTCGGCGTCGGTGCGGTTTTCTGTATCGGTGCTCATAGCATCTATCACCTGTTGTTCCGTGCGCCGGTTAACGGCGCGTTAGTCGGACGCCAGCTCTAGCGCCCGATTGCGCACCTGGCGGAATGCCATTGCGCGCCCTTGCTCCATCCCCTCATTGAAGGCGTTGCCACCCGTGTGGCGCTCGGTGGTGGCCGCGTCATCCGCTTGCGCCGCCGCCTCTTCCAGCTCTTGTATCAGTCGCTCCAGTGGTATCGTTTCCATCGTTCTCTCCGCTAGTGGTTGACAAACATCGAACAGTGACCGCAGCCTATAAAACCTCCCGCCTAGAGGCGCAGGGGAAACGTTTCCCCTGAGTCGCTACCCGCGCTTTCCCGCATCCTGTGGGCATGAACAAGCGCACCCCTCCATTCGATTTCAAAGGCCTGACCGACTGGGTCCCCGTCTTCCGTGCCGGGCCCCAGGTCGACAGTCAGGGGCGTAGCCACACCTGGACCACAGCCGACCTCGATTCGATAGTGGCCAACCACGATCCCGATCACCCCGTCCCCCACGTCATCACCCACCAAGAGCTGTACAGCCCCTTTGCCTATGGCCGCAGCGCCGAGGTGAAACGCGAGGGCGATCTGCTCTACGTCCGCTCGAAAGACATCGCGCCTGAGTTCGAGAAGCTCGTGCAAGACGGGCGGCTCTACGAGCGCAGCGTGCGCATCCTCCCGGCCAGCGGCGGCGGCTACAAGCTCGGTCACATCGCCTGGCTAGGTGCTGAGCCTCCCGCCGTCGAGGGCCTCGCCCCGGTGGAGTTCAGCAAGGGCGGCGAGGTGATGGACTTCAGCCTCGACTGGCGTAGCCCCCGACTGATGGCGCGCATGCTGCGGCGCATGCGTGAGTTCCTGATCGAGAAGTTCAGCGCCGAGGATGCCGACCGGGTGATGCCCGAGTGGGAGTTGAGCGAGCTGGACGACGCCGCCTCGGAGGCCGAGCGCGAGGCGCTCGACGATGCGCCGAGTTTCTCCAAGCAAAACCCACAAGAGGATGACACGATGCCCGTGAGTAATGAGGAGCTGGAGCGGATCCAGCGCGAGGCCCGCGAGGCGGCCCAAGCCGAGTTCGCCGCACAGCGTGAGCAGCTCCAGAAAGAACTCGACCAAGAGCGTGCCACGGCGCGCCGTACCGAGTACCAATCCTCGGTGAATGCCGCCATCGACGCCGGTCGCCTCACCCCGGCGCAGGCCGAAGGGGCGGTGGACTTCATGGCCGCCATCGACCGTGGCGAGGCCGCCTCATTCGACTTCAGCGTCGGCGAGGTGAAAAAGAGCACCACCCCGAGCGCGTGGTTCCGTGACTTCATGGCCGCGCTGCCGGTGCAGGTGGATATGGGTCGCCACGACGACGACGCGGCGGGCCCGCTCAACACCGAGGATGCAGGCGCCATCGCCAACGCCGCCCTGGAGTACCAAGCCGCGAAGGCACAGCAGGGCATCACCGTGCGTATGTCCGATGCGGTCGCCCACGTCACCAAGCATGCCGCCAAGCCCGGCGCCTAAAAGGAGGTCTCGTGAATCACCCGACTCTGACCAAGAATTTCATCGCCGAGGGTGCCGTCGCCGCCCGGCGCTTCATCGTCCACGGCAGCGCCGACGGCCAGGTGGCGCAGGCCTCCGGTGTGAGCGGCGCCATTGTCGGCGTCTCCGATGAGCTGGGCGCCGCCGATACCGAGCGCCTCGATGCCCATCTGGCCGGTGTGCCCGAGGTGGAGTACGGCGCCACCATCACCCGTGGCCAGCGCCTGACCGCCGATGCGGACGGCAAGGCGATCCCCGCCGTCGAGCAGACCGCTCAGGCGGTGGTGGCGGGTGGTGCGGCGGGTGACTTCACCGTCACCGGTCTGCTCACCACCGACACCCTGGTCTCGGTGCAGCTGTTCGCCGGTGCCGGGACCGATGTCACCGACATCGCCAACCTGACCGCCGAGTTCTCCATCACGGCTGCCGCCACTATCAGCAACACCGGCGGTACCGCCAGTACCAGCGGCAAGCTGCTGGTCACCTATCAGCGCGTGCCGCGCATCGCCGGTCAGGCGATGGTCAGCGGCGTGGCAGGCGACATCGGCGCCGTGCTGCTCGGCGCCCACTAACACCTCGAGGAGTTTGCCCCATGCCCGCCCCGTTTCCGATCCATCCCCATTACACGGCGATTGCCATCGCCTACAAGAACAGCCGCCTGATCGCCGACCAGGTACTCCCCTACGTGCCGGTGGGCAAAGAGGAGTTCCGCTGGACGAAGTACGACCTGGCCGAGGGCTTTACCGTCCCCGACACCAAGGTGGGGCGTCGCTCCGCTCCCAACGAGGTCACCTTCAGCGCCACCGAGGAGAGCGGCAAGACCGAGGACTACGGTCTCGATGATCCGATCCCCCAGGCCGACATCGACAACGCCCCCGACGGCTACGACCCGGTAGGCCGCGCCACCGAGCAGCTGACCGACATCATCCTGCTCGACCGTGAGGTGCGTGTGGCGAACCTCGTGTTCGGTGCCGCCAACTACGCCACCGCCAACAAGGTGACCCTGAGTGGTACCGACCAGTTCAGCGACTTCACCAACAGCTCGCCCATCGACTTAATCACCGAGAAGCTCGACAGCATGATCATGCGTGGCAACAAGATGGTGATCGGTCGTCCGGCCTTCTCCATGCTCGCGCGCCACCCGGACATCCTCAAGGCGATGCACGGCACCAGCGGCGACAAGGGTATCGCCACCCGTCAGTTCATCGCCGAGCTGTTCGAGCTGGACGAGGTGATCGTCGGCGAGGCCAACGTCAACACGGCGCGCAAGGGGCAGACGCCGGTCCTCAACCGCGCCTGGGGTAAGCACATCAGCCTCATCTACTCCAACCCCATGGCCGACAACCGCAACGGCACCACCTTCGGCTACACCGCCCGCTTCGGCACCCGTATCTCCGGGTCCATCCCGGACAAGAACATCGGTCTGCGCGGTGGTCAGCGCCTGCGTGTGGGCGAGAGCGTGCAAGAGATCATCGCCGCCGCCGACCTCGGTTTCCTCATCCAGGACGCCGTGGCGTAAGGGGGCGAGATGAGCGATAAGCGCGAATACACCGTGTTGAGCCCGCTGCGCCGTAACGGCAAGGACTACCAGCCCGGCGAGTCCGTCGAGCTGGAGCCCGACACCGCGAGCACCTTGCGCCTCGTGGCAATCAAGGTGGTGAAGGTCAAGCCCGCAGCGGTGGTGCCGATTAAAACCCCTGAGACGCCGCCGAAGTCTGAGCAGAAGCCCGAGGGTGATGCCCTGCGCGCGGCCATCCGTGAGGCAGCCGCCAGCCTCGATAAGGCCGACAAGGCTTTGTGGATGGCCGACGGCAAGACGCCCCAGGTCACCGCCATCGAGGCGGTGCTCGGTTACGGCATCACCGCTGCCGAGCGTGATGAGGTTTTGAAGGGATGATCTACGCCACCGCCACCGGGATGTTGGACTTCGGCGCCATCGAGCTGTCGCAGCTCGTGGCGCAGGAGAACGCCAGCGTGACCGGTGCTCTGCTCATCCGCACCATCGAGGGCGGTGATCGCTCGGCCTATACGGCAGACGAGATTGCCGCCGCCGATGAGGCGGTGGCGCTGCTCAACCGCGTGTTGGAGCGTGCCAGCCGGGTGATCGACAGTTACCTGACTCAGCGTTACACCCTGCCGCTGTCCACTGCACTGGTGTCCAGCTCCGGCTTACCCCAGGTGTGCATGGACATCGCCCGCTTCTTGCTCGCCAACGACACCCCGACCGACACCATCACGCAGCGCTACGACCGCGCCCTGCGCATGCTGCGTGATCTCGCCGATGGGCGCTCCAGCCTCGGCGAGGAGGACCGCAGCACCGTCACCAGTGGCCGCGTGGTGCTGCGTACTGGCATCAGCGGCCACGACTGGGACGCCTACTGATGGATGCCCTGAGCGAGCTGGAGCAAGAGCTGCTGACGGCGATTGAGGCCAGCACGCTGGCCTCGCGCACGCGCCACGTCGGGCTGCTGCCCGACCTGACGCCAGAGACGCTCAAACAGCTGCGCACCGTCTCCCCTGCAATTTACTTGGCCCTGAGCCAGGTCGAGCCGGATGGTGACCGCTGGACGGTCTCCTTCGAGCTGCTGCTGGTCACCAGCAACGCCAGAGGCGTCGAGGCCATCCGTCACGGCGACCGAGACACCATCGGCATCTACCAGCTGATCGCCGGGCTGCTCTCGGTGCTGCGCGCCACGCCTGGGTTTACTCCAGGTCGCGCTCGCTACGACCGCAGCCCCGTGTGGATCGCCCTCGGCCTGGCCGTTGCGGCGCTGCCGGTCACCACGGCCATCCAGGCGCCGGGGGAGATTGACGAGGCGGACCTGGCTGACTTCCTAGTCTTCCAGGCAGAGCACACCCTCGGCGACATCGATAGCCCAGAAGCAACCGATCTGGTCGCTCTCCATCAGACAGAAGCGGCGGACTACCCGTTTGTACTGATACGCCTGAGCGTGACCTCTCTGGCTGAGGGCGTCGATATCCCCGATGCGGGCCTGCCGGTACCCATCTGGCCGGACCTGTCTGCCAATGAGTGGGATGCCACACAGGGAGGAGGCGCGCGGACGCCATCACTCTACGACGCACCACCGAGGGTGTTGTATGACGTCGACGACTACCACAATCTCGCGCCCCGCTTCTCTCACGGTCAGACTGATGTGGCGATCACGTTTGTCTATGCGTTCGACACCTCTGGAGACATATTTAAGTCTTCGTTCATTGGCGACCCATACATCCAATGTCAAATAAGTGTATCCCCCACCACTATCTCTCTGCGTATTGAGACCGTCTCAGGGCGCGTGACGATCAGCCACCCCTACGCACAAAGCGGATTCTCTGTGATGACAGTGTGGGTCCGTCAAACTGCGATAGAGCTGTGGATTGATGGTGAGCGCCAGATGCAACAGATCCGATCATCTGTGGGTATTCGAGCGGATGTTGGGATCTCCAGCATGCAGATAGGTAACGGATCCGCACTACAGCATTTCGAGCTGCGTGAGAACGTGGTGGACACGGCACAGATCTCACAGTGGCATGCCGCCCTCGCCGACGAGTATCAGTTATGAGCGCGCTGATCGTGATCATCCCAGCCGCGCACCGTGCGCGAGGGAACGCGATTGCCAGAGCACTTGACATCGATGATGGGTCGCGCACGTTTGACGATGGCGTGCGTCTCGCAGCGCCGACTGGTGACCTATATCTGGCGGCCCACGTGCAATCACCGAGCGCGCATCTGGTCGATCTGTTCGAGGCCCTCACGCCAGCGCTGCTGCACCGATTCGTGCGCGCTGAATATGCCCGGCGCTGGCCACATGCGGTTGTCCCCTCCACCACGGACTGCGAGCTATTCCTGGCCGACTCCATCATCGAGTACGGCACGCCTTGGAGCGAGCTGCTCGCCGCCCATTCACTGACACGAATCAACGAGGAGCTGTAGATGTACGTGAAACCAGGCCCAGGAGTGTGTTTTGTGCGCTACCCGGACAAGCCACATACCACTCTACCAGACGAAGGCGCAGAGGTGCCGCGCAGCACTTACTGGCTGCGCCGCCTCGCCGACGGCTCTGTGGTGGCCGCCAAGGCCCCGCGCAAGTCCACCACTAAGGAGTAAGCCAAGATGACGCTGCCCTTCAACTCACTGCCCGCGCAGCTGCGCCTGCCTGGCGTTTTTCTGGAGTTCGACAACTCCCTGGCGGCACAGGCCGAGCAGAGCTTCCGCGTGCTGGTCATCGGTCAGCGCCTCTCTACCGGCTCCGTGGCCGAGGGGGTGCCGACTCGGGTCACCAACGAAAGCCAGGCCGAGGCCTATTTCGGGCGCGGTTCGATGCTCGCCGAGATGCTCAAGCGCATGAAAGGCGTCGACCGCTACACCGAGACCTGGGCGATTGCGCTCGATGAGAACGGGGCGGGTAGCGCTGCCGCTGCGACCATCAGTGTGACCGGTACCGCCACTGAGGCGGGTACGCTCAATCTCTACCTGGCCGGGTACCGTATCCAGGCCGCTGTAAGCGCTGGTGATACCGGCGCTGAGGTGGCCGCCGCCCTGGCCGCCGCCTTTGCCGACCTACACCCGGCCAGCGCTGCGGTGAATGGCACCACCGACACCCAGGTCGACCTGACCGCCCGCTGGAAGGGCGAGACCGGCAACGACCTGGACCTGCGCCTGAACTACTACGACGAGTCCACCCCAGCGGGGCTGACCGTCACCCTGGGCAGCTTTAGCGGCGGCGCCAGCAACCCAGATGTGGCGACCGCTATCGCCGCGATGGGCGACACCTGGTGGAACTGGGTGGTGATGCCCTACACCGACGCCGCCAACCTCACCGCCCTGGAGGCGGAACTGAATACCCGCTGGGGGCCGATGGTGCAGAAAGGGGCGCGTGCGTTCGCTGCGTACCGTGGCGCCCATGCGGCCACCGGCACCTTCGGCGGTACGCGCAACTCGCCACACCTGACCGTGATGGGTACCAACCTCGTCCCCGAGCCGCCCTATCTGTGGGCGGCAGTGAACGCCATCCGCGCCGCTGGTGCCCTGGCGCTTGACCCGGCCCGCCCGCTCCAGACTCTGGAGCTGTCGGGGCTCAAAGCGCCCTCGATGGGCGTGGCTTGGACCGACGACGAGCGCAACCTGCTGCTCTATGACGGCATCGCTACCTACCGCGCCACGGCGGATGGGCGCGTGGTCATTGAGCGGCAGATCACCACCTACCAGACCAACGCGGCGGGGGTGGACGACATCAGCTACCTCGACATCAACCGCCCCGAGACCCTGGAGCGGGTGCGCTACGCACAGCGCACCCGCGTGGCGTTGCGCTTCCCGCGCCACAAGCTCAGCGCCACCGGCGGCAACTTCGGCGCCGGTCAGCCCATCGTCACCGCCGACCTGCTCAAGGGTGAGCTGCTCGGGCTCTACCAGGAGCTCATCGAGCTGGGCTGGGTCGACGACTACGAGGGCTACGCCGCCTCCATCGTCGTCGAGGTGGATACCGCTAACGGTCGCATCAGCTGGAAGGACGAGCCGCGCCTAATGGGTCAGGCCCGCACCTTCGCAGGTCTTGTGCAGTTCCGCATCTAATCGAGGAGAGAGAGTATGTCCAAGCACCTGACAGGACGTGCAGACATCTATGCCGACGGCGTAAAGCAGGCGATGGAGGACGGCGCCAGCCTCAACCCTGGGGGCTACACCCGCGAGCACGAGCGCCACGGCGACCAGACCTACTTCACCAAGACCGGTGCGGTGCCGATGGTCAAGGGCAACCTCCTGCACACCGCCGACACTGACCTGCTGGCGATTGCCGCCATGGAGAACGTCACCATCCAGTTCCAAACCGACAACGGTCCCAAGTACCTGCTGCGCGGCTGCTCGACCACGGCGCCGCCGGAGCTGGACGCCAAGAGCGGTAAGGCCCCCGTGGAGTGGGCCTGCGACAGCTGCGTAAAGGTGATCTGATGGCGCGCGAAACCGTACAGCTCATCGACGGCTATCCCGTCGGTGCCGAGCACCTGAAGAGCGCCGTGCTCCAGACCATCACCACACAGATGCTCATCGAGGCGCAGGCCGAGAGCGAGCGCGTGGTGGCCACGCCCGACGGCTACCAGTTGGTGGAGAGCCCGACGCTGATGGCCATCCATGTGCTACGCCGCCAGGTGGTCAAGTTTGGCGAGGGTGCCGAGGCCGTCTCAGGACCCATCGAGATGGCCGACTTCATCAAGCTGAGCCCCGCCGACCACGACCTGCTGCGCGAGGCCGCCGAGCGCCTCGATGTGGCCGAGACTGCACGCATCGCGGCGGAGCTGAAGCTCTGGGGGCGAGCTGAGGGCGAGGGCGCGGCTTCTTGAGACGCTGACCCTCGCCATGGGCTCACGCCTGCACTGGAGTGAGGCGGAGCTGCATGCCATGCCCGTACCGCGCCTGCTGCGGCACTTCAAGACCCTGACCGACTGGAACACCGCCGAATGACCGACCTGCGCCTACAGATGCTGGTGAATATGGGGGGCAACCTGGAACAGGGAGCCCAGCGCAACGCGCGCGCCATGCAGCGGATGAGTGAGCAGGGGCGGCGCCATCTGCGGGCGCTGCGTGGGGCGGCGGGGTTGGCCGACCGTGGTCTGAATGCGCTGGGCAACCGTTACACCGCGCTTATCACTGGGGGTGGTGCGGTGGCCGCCGCCCGTGGGGTGGTGGCGCTGGAGGCGCGCCTGGAGCGTCTCGGGGTGCAGGCGGGGATCTCGTCTGAGAGGGTGCGGGAGATGCAGGCGGCCATCTACGATGCCGCGCAGTCCCCCGACATCCGCGTCGACCCTTCGCAGATCCTAGAGGCCATCGAGAGCATCGTGGAAAAGACCGGTGATCTCACGTTCGCCGAGGGGAACATCCGCAACATCGGTCTGGCCATCCGTGCGACCAGCTCGGAGGGTGGCGCGATTGGCGAGCTGTTCGGCGAGTTTCAAAAGCTCGGCGGCTTCGACCCTAAAGGAGTGCTGAAGGCCCTTGAGGTGCTCAACGAACAAGGCAAGTCGGGCGCCTTCACACTGGCCAATCTCGCCGCCCTTGGACCTCGCACCATTACCGCCTATGCGCGCGCGGTCAAAGGAGGCCGCGAGTCGGTGCAGATGCTCACTGAGCTTGGCACGCTCCAGCAGATCATCCGCATGGGCGTGGGCGACCCCGCCGCAGCGGCCACCGTCGTCGAGCGCGTCCTCGCCGAGCTTCAGGATGTGCAGAAAATCCGCATGCTCCAGGGGATGGGGATTCAGGTCTTCGACCCGAATCAGCCCGGTGCTGAGGTGATGCGCGATGTAAATCAGATCCTCCTCGATGTGCTCGACAAGACCAAGGGGCGTGGCACCATCATGGGTCGCATCTTCGGCGATGAGGCGATCCGGGCCTTCAACGCGCTGAACGCCGACCGTGTGCGCCAATTCATGAGCGTGACTGGCGATGGCAACCAGGTGATCGCCGACGCCGCGCGTAACGCCTCCACCGCCGACGCCGCGTTAACCAGCCTTTACACCGCCTTCAAACGCTTTGCCGACAGTGAGCTGACAGCTCCGATCCAGTCGTTGGCCGATGCGGTCAACAGCCTCGATGCAACTCAGCTGCAAGAGATGGGCGAGAAAGCTAAGCAAGCCGCGCTACTGCTCGGTGGAGCCTACGTAGTGAGCAAGGTCGGTAAGACGGTCGCGCGCGGCGTGGGCGCCCTGCGCGGTGGTGCTGGGGCCGCAGGTGCGGCGGGTGCTATTGCAGGTGGTGTGCAGCCGGTCTTCGTCGTCAACATGCCCGGTGGTATGCCAGGTATAGACATCGGCAACGGGAGAAATCCGGGCCAGCGCCCGCGCGTAGCGAAGTGGAAAGTGGCTGCGGCATTCCTCGGCAGTAGCCCTGTGAGCGAATTGGGTATGTATGGCGCCGCTGGTGTTGCCACCTCCGCTGCAGCCGTCGCTGCCGCTGGTGCGGCCGGCTATGCAGCAGGGACCGCGCTCTATGACAACGTGCTGGAGGGCACGGATTTCGCCGATAGCCTCGGGCGCGGTATCGCGCGTGGCTTGGCCTTTTTCGGTAATGATGAGGCCAAGGCGACACTTGAGAGTGAGCGCCAGCGCGGTGAGGTGACCGTGCGCATCGAGGCGGAGCCAGGTACCCGCGTCGTGGATACTCGCGCCAAGGGCACCTACATGGATCTGGATGTAGCGCGCGGATTGCGCCTAGGGGCACTCTGATGGAAGCCTGGGAGAAGACGCTACAGGGCCAATCTGTCGATGGCCGCATGCTGCGCGGGTCGTTTCGAGGCGTACCGTTTGTAGTACCTGAGAGCCGGGGCACTTTCGGGCGCCGCACACAGCTACATGAGTACCCAGAGCGTGATCGACCGTGGGTCGAAGATCTCGGTAAAGCGGCGCGTAAGTTCACCGTGCAGGTGTTCATTGACCGCACCCTGGATGCCGACTACACCAACGCCCGCGATGCCCTGATTGCGGCCCTTGAGGCGCCAGGCCCCGGCACGCTGATTCACCCCTGGTACGGCACAATGCGCGTCTCCCTCGTCGAGCCCGGCGAGGTTGAGGAGAGCACCCGTTCGGGTGGGCGCGCCACCTTCAATCTGACGTTCATCGAGTCTGGCGAGCTGCGCTTCCCGACCAGCGCCGCCGCTACTGCGCAGGTGGTGCAGCAGGCCACAGAAGTGGCGACTGCCGCCGTCGCCGATGACATGGTTGCGCGCTGGGCATACGACGCGGTGCCCGCCTCACACCAGGTGCGCCTGGCCGACGATCTCTATGCGACCCTATCCGCACTGGAGCTAGAGGTGGCCGGGGCCGTCGATGCGGTGGCCGCCGCCATCCGTACCCCCGCCGAGATGGCCGGAGCGCTGGTCGATAGCGCCCGCGCGGTGATCGCCGCCGCTGGTGAGCCGCTGCGCGCAGCGGGCATCTACGCCGTGCTGTTCAACGCCTCCGCCCCGGCACTGGTCACGCCGACCAGTGCTAATAGGCTGCTGACGGCGCAGAGCCAGGACGCACTACGCCAGACCCTGCGCCGCACCCTCTTCATCGAGCTGGCCAGCACCAGCGCGAGCGCCACCTGGGCGACGCGCGATGATGCACTCGGTCAGCTCGACACACTGGCAGGGTGGGCCGATGCACTGATGGAGCACACCCAGCCCGACGGCACGCCAATCGACGACACGGTCTATCAGGCTCTGTCGGCGCTGCGCGTGGCCATCAGTCAGGACCTGCGCACCCGTGGCGCCCGCCTGCCTGAGCTGCGCGAGCACACCCTATCGGCCACGCTCCCGGCGCTGGTGGTGGCGCACGCGCTTTACGGTGATGCTACCCGCGCCGATGAGCTGATCGCTCGTAACGGCGTGCGCCACCCCGGCGCCGTGCCCGGTGGTATCCCCCTGGAGGTGCTCAGTGAGTGAGTTGCAGCTGCTCATCGGTGGGCGCGTCTACGCGGGGTGGGAAAGTGTCTCCGTCACCCGTGGGATGGAGGCGCTTGCAAGCGCGTTCCGCCTCGGTGTGAGCGACCGCCGCCGCCTCACTCTGGGTGACGCCTGCCAGGTCTATATCGGTGATGACCTGATCATGACTGGGTATCTCGATGAGTACGGGCTGGACTACGATGCCAAACAGCGTGAGCGCACCTGGTCGGGTCGCTCACGAGTGGCAGACCTGGTTGACTGCTCCCTACCCGAGAGCGTGGGCTACTCGCTACAGACGCGCAGTCTGACGTTCTATCAGCTCGCTCAGCAGTTGGCACTACCGTTCGGCATCGATGTGCAATCGACGCTGGAGCATGCGCCCATCGACTTCCTGACCATCGACCCAGGTCAGACCGTGCATACCCTGCTGGAGCTGTACGCCCGCGCTGAGGCGGCCATGTTGCTCGACACTCCCGGTGGTGGCCTGCTCATCACCCGCGCAGGCACACGTCGTGCGCCGACTGCTTTGGTGCGTGGCGAGAACATCCTCTCCTGCCAGGGGTCGCGGTCCATTCGTGGCCGTTTCTCTCATTACTATGTGCTCGGCCAGCAGCCTCAGGGCGATCTGATGGACGTGCGCGACGCTGCCCAGGTCGTCGGGCGTGCGACCGACGCCAACATGCGCTACCGACCTACAACGGTGCTAGCCGATACCGTCTTTGACCCGGCGCAGATCCAGCGCCGCGCCGAGTGGCAGGCCAATATCGACTACGGTCAGTCCGAGTCATGGACCTATACCGTCAGTGGCTGGCACCACACATCCGGGCTGTGGGAGCACAACACCCGCGTGCCGGTCTACGACGACGAGGCCGGGTTTGAGGGTGACGAGCTGATGATCAGTCAGGTCGAGTACCTCCTGGACGGTGATGGCCGTCGAGCAGCGATCACCGTACGCCCGCCCGAGGCGTTCGACCTGGTGCCTATCCCGGTAGGTGCGCGGTGAGCGTGCAGGCCGTTGTACGTCTACTGGCCCCGCTGCGCCGCCGGGTGGCGCTGCTGCTGGGTCGTGCCTATGTGCGGCTCTCTGATCCGTCAGGGTCGGTGCAGCGTCTCCAGCTGGCCACCCTCGGCGCCGAGGCGCTGGATGGGGTCGAGCACATCGAGGCGTATGGGTTCACCAGTCGCGCGCCCGGTGGCGCTGAGGCGATTATTGCCAGCCTCGGTGGCGACCGCGCCCATACCGTGTGCCTGGTGGTCGGTGGCCGCGCCTACCGTCTGCGCGATCTGGCCGAGGGCGAAGTGGCCATCAGCGACGACGAGGGCCGCGTGGTCTGGCTGCGCCGCGACGGCATCCTGGTCGACGCCTCTGACGCTGTGACCGTGCGCGCCCCTGGCATCCTGCTCGATGGTGATGTGCAGATCACCGGTGCGCTGCAGGTCGATGGTGCGACCGCCGTGGCCGGGGCGCTTTCGTCCGCGACATCCATCGCCGACCCGTCCGGCTCCATGCAGTCCCTGCGTGGGATCTACAACGGCCACGGCCACACCTACGACGGCAGCACCACCAGCACGCCGAACCAGGAGATGTGATGGACCTCTCGCTGGATAACCTGTGCGACCTGTCGCTGACAAACGCTGATCTGACGACAGACAGCGGTCTACGTGCCGCTGTGATGGTCAGCCTGTTCACCGACCGCCGTGCCGAGAACGACGATGCAGACCCCTTCCAGGGAGACCGCCGTGGCTGGTGGGCAGATACCTACGCCGACCAGGCAGGTGACCTGATCGGCTCGCGCTTGTGGCTACTGGCCCGCGCCAAGCGCACACCGGACACACTGCGCCGAGTCACCGAGGCGGCAGAGTCGTGCCTGGCGTGGCTCGTGGAGGATGGCGCGGCGACCTCTGTTGCAGTCGATGCGCAGTGGTCGGACTCCGGCGCCTGCGAGTACCGCGTCGAGATCCTGCTCAGCGACGGGCGCCGATGGGCGGATGTGTTCGATTACCCGTTGGAGGGCCTGTAAATGCCGTTTAATCGCCCATCACTCCCCGATCTCATTGCACGTATCCAGGCCGACATCGAGGCGCGCATCGCTGGCGCCGCACCCTCACTGCGCCGCTCAGTCCTGGGCGTGATCGCCCGCGCACTGGCGGGCGTTACTCATGGGCTGCATGGACATCTGGATTGGGTCTCGCGCCAGATTCTCCCTGACACAGCGGAGCACGACTACCTGATCCGCCACGCAGCGTGGCGTGGAATCACACCACTCCCCGCGGCGGCGGCAGTAGGGCAGGCGCAGGCGCTTGGAGTCGATGGCAGCGTGATCCCCGTCGGCACGCTCTACCTGCGTGCCGACGGCCTGCGCTACCTCACCACGTCAGAGGCGACCGTCGCCGGAGGGAGCGCTACGCTCACTCTCCAGGCAGAGACCGCCGGTCAGGCGTCAAACACAGGCCCTGGTCTCAGCCTGACGGCTGTGTCCGCCGTCCCAGGGGTGCAGAGCCGTGTCACTCTCATCGGAGATGGACTGACAGGAGGTGCCGACGCCGAGGAGACCGAGGCGCTTCGTGCCCGCCTGCGTCAACGCGTCCAGTCCCCGGCGCGAGGTGGCCATGATGATGACTATGTGGCGTGGGCCCTTGAGGTCCCAGGTGTCACTCGGGCATGGGCGTACCGGCTGTGGACCGGGGCCGGTACAGTCGGCATTTTTGTGATGCGTGACTTGGACGACTCCCCCATCCCAGATAGTGCCGAGGTGGCTGCTGTGCAGGCACACATCGACACCCTGCGCCCGGCCACTGCTGCGCCGACTGTCTATGCCCCCATCGCGGCGCCAGTGGATATGACCATCCAGCTAGAGCCCAATACCACCGCTGTGCAATCCGCCGTGCTTGCCGAACTGGCGGACCTGCTCGCACGCGACGCTGAACCCGAGGATGGTACTGGGAGTGGGACTATTCCATTGAGCCGCATCCGCGAAGCCATAAGCTCAGCTGATGGCGAGAGTGACCACGCGGTCTCGCTGTCCACCGACGTGACTGTCGCAAAAGGCGAGATTGCCACCCTCGGCACCGTGACCTGGGGCGCCCTCTGATGCAAGCGCCTGACTACCTACAGATGCTCGTGGCGCTGCTCCCGAGCGGGCCTCTGTGGGCACGTTTTACCGCACCTGGAACGCTGGCGTACCGGCTACTGGACTCTCTGTCTGAGGAATTCGCGCGCATCGACGCGCGTGCCCGCGCTCTGGTCGATGAGTGCGACCCGCTGACGACCGTTGAGCTGTTGAGCGATTGGGAGCAGTTTGCGGGACTCCCAGACGCCTGTGTCGCGTCTGAGCAGACCAGTGAGCAGCGGCATTCCGCTCTGGTCTCCAGGTTGAATGGTGAGACCATCCCAACGCCTACGAATATCATCGCCGCCGCTAATGCAGCAGGGTACGACATCGAGCTGACTGAGTACCGGCCCCATCATGTCGACGACGATGTGATGGTCCCGCTCTATACCAACCCATGGGCCCATGCGCTGGGCATACGAGGTCCGCGCACAGCGGTCGAGTACGCGACCGTGGCCGACCACTGTCTAGTGCCTCTCGCGTCGTGGGGGGTGGAGGCGCTGGAGTGTGCTGTCGACCAAGTGCTACACGCGCACATGGCGCCGATCTATCGGTATGGGTGGGATTGGGATGGGGCGTGGTTCGAGGTGTCAGCACCAACTGGCAGATGGTACGACATGGCATGGTCACCTGAGCTGGGTCTCTTCGTGGCCGTCGGATACACCGTGTCCGGTGGCGGTAACCTTGTCGCCACATCACCGGATGGTGAAGTGTGGACGGTACAGTCAGCGCCGGTTGGCGATTGGTCTGGCGTGGCCTGGTCCCCCGAGGTTTGTCTATTTGTCGCCATAGGATACAGTTATCTCGACTACCCGGTCGTCATGACCAGCCCTGACGGGGAGACCTGGACTGCTCACAGTGCGCCTCCCGGCGGCTGGTCTCACCTGATCTGGGTGGCGGATCTTGGACTCTTCCTTGCCACTGGATATGCCGATCCAGAATACACCGCTATGACCAGCCCTGACGGGGAGACCTGGACTGGCGTCTACAGCGAGACCGATCTCGATGGCGGACTCTGCTGGAACCCGGATAGAGGCGAGCTGCTGGCGCTGGATTACATCGGCACACACGTATATATCAGCCGCGACACGAGATCTTGGACGTCAGTCGGGACGATTGGTGCGCCCGGGTATGTGAACGTCCTCTACCACGCCGCAGCACAGCTCTACGTCGCGTTCAGCCTGACGCAGCAACCCCAGCCAGCCAATGGCGCCGTCTGGACCAGCCCGGACGGGCAGGTCTGGTCGCCCTGCTCAACCCCAGACGGCGCGTGGGCGGATGGCATCTACGTCGACGCGTTCGGCGAGGTCGTCCTGGTCGGCTACGGCGGCGCCATTCGCTCGTTCGATACCGTGACGTGGGAGTCCGTGACTGCCGGGTTGCCAGATCTCTCCCCCGACCGCTGGAGCTGCATCGGCTGGTCTCCTGAATTGCGCCGTCTCGCCGCACTCTCCGACGCACTCGGCGGCACTGCCGCTGTCCTCTCTACAACAGCCACATGAGGCCGAAATGAAACGCCAATACTACTCCAGCACCAGCGAAACCCCTCCGTCCCCTCCCTCTGCGCCAGCCACCGGCTATCCCACTTATGGTAGCCCTAGCGGGGGCGTAGCCCCCACTACCCCAGGCCCGCATTGGTTCCACATGATCACCGAGGAGCTCCAAACAGTCATCGAGGTCAGTGGCCAGACGCCTGACGCTGCAAACCTCGACCAGCTCCTTGAAGCGATCAAGCGCTCAGGCGCTGCGCACGTCACGAGCACCACCGCCTCTAGCACCACGCTCAATCTATCGAATACCGGAATGGTTTTGGTGAATGCGAGCAGCGGTAACATCACCGTGCACCTGCCCGCTGCATCCGACCTGGCCCACGCCGAGTACCAGCTCGTTCGCACCGACAGCAGCGCCAATACCGTCACCATCGCGGCCGACGGCTCGGACAGCGTCGAGGGCCTGTCTTCCCGCTCACTCCCTATCGGCGCCCGCTTCACGCTGGTCTCTGATGGCGTATCTGCATGGCGCTGGCCTCACTCCGACCCTACCCCGGCTGGCGTGGTCGCCTATAGCGCTGCACTCAACGTACCCGATGGTTGGCTGGAGTGTAATGGCGGCGACATCCTGCGCAGCGCCTACCCACGTCTGTTTGCAGCCATCGGAACCCACTATGGTGTAGGGGATGGCACGACTACGTTCGGATTGCCAGATTTACGTGGTGAATTCATCCGTGCGCTTGATTCAGGTCGACTAATCGACCCTGAACCCGCTCGCGAGCTAGGCAGTGCGCAGACCGATGCGTTTGGTGCGCATAATCATATGAGCGGTTTTGTCGGGACGTATCGTGGGAACTCAACCGGGGTCTCCGGCGGTCTCATCAAGGTGGGTACGACTGATCTGACGATTACCTCGGTATCACCAGATAGCTTCCCAGATGCTGGCGGCTCCGAGACCCGCCCCCGCAACGTCGCGTTAATGGCGATTATCCGGTTCTAG